CACCCAGTTGGTCAAGCACCAACAGATTGGGGTCCCGGAAGGATGATACCTTACCGCAGAAAGGGAGATCTCGACTTTGCTCCTACTCCTCCTTCCCCTACTGGTTCTATTGAAATAGAAAAGACAATGGAAGCACAAGCGGACAGACTTTGCGGATTGGATGAAACATCTCAGATCTCTCAAGTACGTAAACAATTTTTAGTGGATAAGTTCCTTCAGCACTCAGCAGAGGTTTTACAGATGTGCTATAAATGTTTTCAGCGGTTTGGACCGGACTCAGTTTTCTTTAGAGTTACCGGATCGCCAGACCCCGTAGAGTTCGACAAGGGCAACCCAGACGAAAACTACGACATAATGATTTCATACGATGTCCTCAATTCGGATCCAGAAACTCAAGAACAAAAACTTCAACAGTTGGTCCAACTTACGCAGTTGGATAGGAGCGGTCGTATTAACATTGACGCTTTGCTTGATGCAGCTGCTAATAATATTGACCCGGTACTCGCTGACCGTATTCTACAACCTACGGAAGCAGCTTTTGAACAAGTTGTAAAACAAGTAACAGATGACTTATCTAAGATATTCGCCGGTATTGAAATGCCAGCGCGTCCTACTGGTGCTCAAGTCGCAATGCAAGTTATTGAGCAGTATGTTTCTCAGCCAGATGTTGCTGCTCGCTTGCAGTCAGATGAAGCCTTCCGAGCACGTATCGAGAAGTACGTTGGTCAGTACACTTTCCAAATGCAGCAATCTCAAAATGCTCAAATCGGAAGAGTCGGAACTGAACCAGCTCAAATGGGTAACATTCAAACACAAGGAGTTTAGTATGGCGTATAAATCATTAAACGAAGCTTTCCTTGGGTTGTCTGGATCACAACAGCCTAAGGATTTAATTCCAGTTCCGTTAAATGCACCTATGCCGTCACCGCCGGATATGGGTTCGATAGACGTAGCTATGTTAGGTACTCAACAAATGGATCCATTTGATGCTTCTCAGTATATGAAAACACTAGAAGCCGATGAAGGATTTATAGGCGTAGCTAGAAAATTACAGAAGGGAACGGACCCAATAACTGGAGAACCAATATTTGAAGAGTTTCCTACTGGTGGATTCGGCGAATACGGACCTCAAGTAAAAGTAGGACAAGTCTATACAAAAGAAGAGGACTTACCTAGATTCCAACAAAGAGTTGAAGATAGGATGGGATATATGAAAGAAACTTTTCCAAACTTTGCAAACCTTCCCTTTGATGTAAGGGACAGTATGATAAGTTCAAACTACCGAGGAAGTTTACCCGATAGTCCAGACACTATTGATTTTATAAATGCCGGTCAATTCTTAGAAGCTGGAGATGAGTTCTTAGATAATGACGAGTACAGAGATGCAGAAGGAAATCCATCTAAAAGAGGAATAAGGAAAAGGATGGAAAGACTATCTAATGCACTAAAAGGTATCGCGGAATAATTTATGAGTCTAGAAACAGATCTATCAGTACTAAGTAACCACGAGTCCTTTGCTCGATTTCTACAAGTAATCTCGGATTTACGAGAAGAAACAATAGAGGAGTTACACAACGCAAACAGCGAACAACTACAACAAATCTCTGGTCGTATTCTAACATATGATCAGATATTACAGATGTGTGATTGGCGCACTCTAAGAACAAAATTCTCAGAAAGAATTTAACTTGATATATAAGTTATAATATAATCATCGCCATCGCTCGGCGTTAAGGAGTGCAAACATTATGTCAAACGAAATCACAGAGGGAATCGCTGAACCCTCAACAGAAACAACAGCGGAACAGTCAAATAATATGTCAATGGCGGATTTTGTATCTCGCCGTTTGGGGCAACAGAAAGAGGAAACTCAAGAAGAAGCTCCTATTGTTGAAGCAACAGATGAAGTAGTTGAAGAAGAATCAGTCGAGAGTACTGAAACAGAAGTTAACGAAGAAGTCGTTGCTGAACAAACTGAAGAGACCGAGGAGTTATCCGAGGAATCAACAGATGTTCTTTCACAGTTAGATCTAGATGAGATGTCCGAAGATGACCTTCGGGAACTATCAGAAAAGTTAGGAAGTCGAGCCGTTGCTAGATTTGGAGAACTTACAGCAAAGCGTAAAGCAGCTGAAGCCAAAATAAAGCAGTTAGAGGCGAAGCTTAATAGTTCTGACCCATTACAAAAAGATAAACCCCTTGCCAATAATCCCTATGAAAAAGTAAATACTATCGATGGATTACAAAATAAAGCTGAAGAGGTTAATCAAGTTATTGAATGGGCGGAAGATATTTTATTTAACTCGGATGAATACGGACCAGAAGACATCGTAACGGAAGTAGAAGGTAAAGAACTTACCAAAAAAGATATTCGATCAAGCTTGCTACAAGCTCGGAAATCAAGGGATAAATTCTTACCGGCTCAACTAAAGGTTCTTCAAGCCAAAGAAAATGGCAAACAGCTAAAGGAAGCTTTTGATGTAAAAGCTTCGGAAGAACTCAAGTGGTTAAAAGGAGAAGATAACGATACTCGTAAGAACTACGAAGCTATGGTTTCAGATCCTAGATTTAAAAAACTAACAGAAACCGCGGACCCAGAAATAGGAGCACAGCTCAATTATATTATGGCGCACGCTGCGAACAGTATCTACGGACGCAAGTTAGTTCCTCAAAGTAGCAAATCAGCTTCTTTAACACCACCAAAGACGGCAGCATCAGCCGCATCTACATCTGAGAAAACTGTGGGAAAGTCCGCTAAGGCACTTAAAAACCTTAACCAACAATTTAGACAATCTGGCAACAAGAGTGATTTCATTACTCTCAGAACTCTACAACTCAAAAACAGATAATCCTAATAATAATATAAAATGTCATTCTCAAATACATTCGATACTACTAATCAAGGATCAGCCGTTTCCAACAGAGAAGACTTGACTGATGTTTTGTCAATTCTTGCTCCCGAAGAAACACCGATCCTTTCCTCTGCTCAAAAGCAGAAAGCTAGTGCTACGTTCGTTGAATGGACAGTAGATAAGTTATCCGCTCCATCTATCGCTGGTATCAGCGAAGGTGCAGACGTGACTGCATTTACTGACAAATTCGCTGGACGTGCAAAACTTGGTAACCGCGTACAAAAGTTCCGTAGGGACTATATGGTTTCTGATATGCAAGAAGCTGTCGACTCAGTCGGACCAGCTAAAATTGCACAAGCAGAAGCTAAAGCAATCCGTGAACTCAAAAGAGACATCGAAGGTGCTATTTCTGGTCGCCAAGATTCTTCTACTGAGAACGGTGCCGGTACTCCTAACGCCCTTCGTGGATTAGGTAGATGGACTGCATCTGGTGCATCTGGATTAATTCCAAATGCTCCTTCTGATGTTCCAACTGATTACCAAACACAAGCATCTAATAACTCAACAATCGGTAGCGCTTATACTGAAACAGAACTTAACAGCCAGATTGCTTCAATCTTCCGCGAAACTGGTTCTGTTGACAACTTAATGCTAGTTGCAGATACAGATCTTCGTCAGCAAATTTCTGACTTTGCTCGTTTCTCAACTGGTGGTGTTGTTACATCTCGTTCAACTAACTATGATGGCGAAAGTGGTTCAATCAAATTATCGGTTGAGCTTTATCAGTCAGACCACGGTGTTGTTTCTGTTGTCAATATGAACCCAGCTTGTTCACCTTCAGCAGTTGCTGGTGACACTGGAAACAATGATGACGGTTTCTTAGTTAACCCAGAGTACTACGGTATTCACGAGTTAATCCCAATGGGCTCTACACGTCTTCCAAATCTTGGTGGCGGTGAGCGCGGTTTTGTTGATTGTGCTCTTACACTAGGTGTTTACCACCCACGTGCACACGGTCAAATCGTTACTTAATAATTAACAAAGGAAATATTATACTATGTCAAAATTAACGATTAACGAATCAAGCGGAGATTTTACTCACGTTTTAGTACTCACAGCACAAGACATTGTCAACTCTGGCGGATCTCAAACAGTATGGGGACAAATCCCAGCTGGTGGTGCCGTTGACGTTGCATTTGCTGTTGAATCAGTAGCTCTTGTTGGAGCTAGTGATATCACATTAGAAGTCGGAACCGGAACTGACGATGATACCCTCATCGCAAGTGTCGATATCGATGCTAATGCTGGTGCAACTGTGTACAACACTGGAACAGATTTTGTTCAAAGTGCTGGAACTACAACAGTCGAAGCTGGAGCTGCTCCAGTTGCTGGCTCTGGTGGTGCCGCTGCTACGAATCTTATCTACAACTTTGGTGGAACAGTAGCAAACTTAACAGCTGGTGAAGTTATTATTGGTGTTCGTGTATTCGACCCAATGCGCTTCTCACAAGCTTAACAATTAAAATTTGGTACGGGGGCGAAAGCCCCCTACCTCTTTTTTTAACTCAAAACTACTTAAATATTTATGGACATTATTACGGACTTACCAAAGGGTTTCACAGATGGTGAACTCGATCAAGCATTTATGAATGAAATCAAGAGTGGTTTTGAATTAGAAAGAAAAACAGAACACCTTAGAGTTGCTCAAGCTGTAAAGGAAGCACAAGACACTAAAGGTAAAACTATACCGGGACTAGGTAAGTGCGTAGCAACTATGCCAGCTCGTGAGTTTTTTAGATTAACAAACAAGTACGGACACAAAGAGGTACACTCCAAAGAATTTTTAAAGTACTACCAGAAACAATTTTCAGAACTTTCACCTAATAAAATATAATGCAAGAAAAAAGCTACACGGACTTATTGGCACTGATACAATCCTTAATTGGAGCCGGAGAACTTACTACGGACGAACAAGCTAAGATACTTAACTTTGTAAACAGAAGAGCATTTGAGGCTTACAACACAAGTCCTAGTTGGTCAAGGTACATAGTTTCCTCTGAAGCTCGTGACTTAAACTCTTATACTTTAACTGGAGCTACTGCAAGTACAAGCACATCAGTAAATCAAAATTATGTTTTACTAG